AAGGCCAGTTGGTGGTGTTGGCAGTCTTCCACTGAGTCTCATAGCCTTCAAACTGCCCACCGTAGCCAATGAACGGGGCTTTAGGCGCCAGGGCCAGCATCTCAGCTTCCTGGCTTACCCAATAGTTGTACATCCGCTGGGCGTCCTTGGCGTTTCGCACCAAACCAGAGACATAAATCTGTCCGTTGACCTCAAACTCATTGCCCACCACCCGCACGATGGGGATGTACTTACCTGCCCAATCGCGTTTCTCCAGCACCTCGTAGCCGTTGCTCTTAACCCAGCAAACTTTCTCCCGCTGCGAAATCCGAGTCTTCAACGGCTTGCCATACAGCATCTTCAGTTGCTTGTCATCAGGCGTGTTGTTGAACGCCGTGATGTTGTTGGGGTACAGGTTGAGTGTCTCGGCTTTGTACTCCCGGTAGAAATATTCTGCAATCCGCACCGTGTCATCGCGCAGCCATTGCTGTAGGTCTTGATCGCCAATCCCAAGGGACTGCAAACTACTAATAGGCGCAGCGTCTGGGTACAGGCGCTCGTACTCGTCTTTTGGCACATCGTCCGTGACAAAGCACCACCGGGCATCCGCACCGCATGGGTCTTGGATAGCGGGATCCATGTAGACCGAGAATGAGTTGCGAATCCGGCCTATCTTGAGTTCCTGGTCAAAGCTGTTTTCGTCGCAGTACTCAGTCAGTACCCGAATGTAGCCTTCACCGTAGGTAACCTGGTTCTCGCAGGCAGTTGCATAGGCAATGTCAGCGTCACTTATATACTCAATGTGCCGCACTATGCCGTTGAATATCTCTGCCATCTCAGGGTCAGCAACGTCATCCGCTGGTATAACTTTGCCGCTAGGCTTGTTGTACCGTTGGTCGTTGGTAACTTGCCGCACGTGCTGCGGCAACTTGTTAATAGTCAGGCAGGGACGGGCGTTGATGGTCTGCCCCTGGACGGCCCCGCGAGTCGCCAGTACATCAGCAGGCCATTGCCACTGGTTGTCTGGACTACCCGCCATGAACCGCAGGTCATCAAGTTCATTGCTTCGGCTCTCGCTGTAAGCATCCACCGCCATTGTCATGCGAGAGCGCATGGTGGAGAGCATATCGCTGTACTCTACGTCATCGCCCCCACCAACATCGGCGACCTTGCCAGCCTTGTTAATGCCGGTGTAGTCAGCCATTACTTTTGCGCTTTCTTCTTAACCGCATACGCTATCGCCACGGCCTGTTTGACAGGCTTGCCTGCTTTAACCTCGGCCCTGATATTGGCCTTGAAAGCCGCAGGCGTGGGTGACTTTTTGAGTGGCATTACTTCTTCTTCGCCGTCTTAGCCGAATTTACAAAGTCTTGCTTGCTAGGCGCTGCCTTGCTGCCGACTTTGTTCATCTTCTCGCCAGAGCCAGCCTTGATGCGGGCTTGTTTTGCGTTAATGTTGGAATAGAGGCCGGGTTTTGATGTCTTCATATTAGCACTTCCATCGTTTAAGGGCTGCTTTAGCGCGTTCGCCGTCTTTGGCGTTGGCAGCTACTGCGCCCATTCTTGCACAAAACGAGTCTTTCCTGCCCTGATCGGCCTTGGTCTTGGGATTTGGGGCAGGAGCCTTCAAGTTAGAACCAGTGGCTGCATTGTATACAGCACGGCCCTTGGCAGTCAAACCAGCGCCCTTGGACACCGGCAGCTTCTCGCCACGCCCAACTGATAAAGATACACTTTTTTTCATTCAACTACCCATCCATCCAGTAGACACCGCCGAGTGATCTGAGTACCTGCGAGGCGCGGCTTCCCGATACTCCCGATGCGCCACAGGAAAAGCAAACGTCACGCATATCGCATCCGCAGCGTCTGGACTAGCTAAACCCCGTGCTTTCATCTCTTTCTTGCTCTCCAAGAAGATCGTACCCCGTGAATCAGGCTTCATTAGGGGGCTAATAAGGTCAGTCTTTAAAAACCTATCCTGCGGAATACTAGCAGATTTGAGCCAGTCCTTCATGTCACCCCACATCTGCGCCCTCATATTACCGTACATGATCGGGTTTTTGGCTTTATTCCCAAAGTTTACACCCTTTATCTTGTACCGCTGCTCCTTGAGCCTATCCACAATCCCCGCCCCCAGCCCACCCTCATCAATCACCACCATGGCAGGCTTGTATTCCTCCATCGCCTCAATGATATGCCCCACCACCGTCATCGTGTCATCGCCCCGGTACTTCTTTATAGCCACAATATCCCGCCCCTGCCTCACCGCAATCACCGTAGCATCAGCCCCAAACCGCGCCGGGTCTACACCAATGATGATTGGTGCTGAATTGTCCTTGTACTTCGGCCTTTTCATGGCCTCATCGACTGTATTCGACGGAATAAACTGGTCGTCCCCCGCACTTGGAAACTCACCATACACCTCAACGTGCGCTTGGGCACTGTCCGGCCCGTATTCTTGGATGATTCGTTCGTAGACTTGTTTGTCCGTCCCCTCTACCGTCCTCGCATCCACCACCTTAGTCACCCAAAAGTCCCGCTTTGAGTGAAAAGTCTCATAAAAGTACCCCGTGTTGCGCCGTGGGTTGCTAAACGCCAGCCAAAAACGATTCGGCGTGTTTTCTGTAAAAAATCCACCCGTCACCGCCCAGATGCTGTCGTCAATACCACTGGCCTCGTCAAAAATCACCAGCACACCATCAAAATTGTGTACTCCAGCATAAGCATCAGGGTTTTCCGCTGACCACAGCCGCCCCTCCACACCCCAATACCTCGTACCCTTCTTCAAATCCCGCTCCACCAACTCAGTCAACCACTTTGCAGGCGTCACCCGAGTGGCTGAGACTTCAAACCAGTGACTGTTAATAGACATTGCCAGCCATTTGGTAATCTCAGCCCAAGTAATTGAGCGTAGCTGGTTCTCACTGTTCGCCGAAATAATGGTTGTACTGCCAATCCTAGTGGACAACATCCATATCGTCAGCCATGACACCAATGCCGACTTACCAATACCCCGTCCGCTTGATACTGCTTCTTGGAGTACTGCGAAGTCAATCTCACCTTTGTTCTTTTTAATATGCGTAGCAATGTCATTCAACACATCCCGCTGCCACTTTCTTGGGCCTGAGAAATGCTCCAGCGGCGTACCCTTTTGACCCCAGGGAAACAAATACAGAACAAACGCCAGTGGGTTATCTTTAAGCGATGGAACCCATAGCCTTGCCATGAGTTCTTGTTCGTCTTCAGGTTGGTAGATTGTTGTTTGCATATATATTATTAAAAAATAAAGCACGATAGTGCATGGAGGCGACTGCAAGAATATATATTAAAAAATAAAAATTGTTCGTGAACACTCCGTAGCTGTGGCCCTAGTCAGCCGGCCCTCCCCCCTCCCCCTGGTCGGGCTTGGCCTGCACATCCTGCACATCCTGCACGTGCGATGCATCGTGCAAGAGTGCAAGGCGTGACTGCGCGGCAAGCAGGGCACCGCTGATGCTGATGCGATTGTCAGACACTGAAACGTCAAGCCTGTCCCCATACTTGCTTGGCGCAAGCTTAGACAGTATCCACTTGCGGGTATCCACTTGCAATTGCCTTTGCCTCACTAGTCCGGGGTCAGTTGCGCCGTTGTCCAGCTTAGGCACTGGTTCGTCAGCAAGTGCAAGGGTTTGATCCACCATCGCATCAAGCAATGCCTCCCGCGCTCGCGTGTAGCGTTCGGACAGGACGGGATCCTTGGTTGTCCAGTCTATCCATGTCGCAGCCCCTATGCCTGCTTTGATGCAGGCTTGGCGCATTGACACGCCATTGGTCATGCTCTCCAAAACAATTTCAGACAGTGCCTCACGGTTTTTTAGCGCCAGCATCCTAAACCCTCCAAAATGTTAGTAACCACAAACTAAACCAATCCAAAACCCCATTTTACCCGTCTGCACAGCCTGCACAACATTTGCACGATTGCACACTCCTTAAGGAGTGTGTGCATCCCGTGCAATTTTATGTTGTTTTTGTCACGAATTGCACTTTTTGCACGTGCAATGAAAGTGCAAAAAATGCACTTGCACGAAATGCACGTGCAATGCATATGCAAAAAGTGCAACCTAAAAAGCAAGGGTAAACACCTAGAAAATAACGTGTAAAAAGATGTTGCATGGTTACAGAATCGGTTACACTCTAGTCTCACCAACCAAGGAAAGCACCATGAAATCTATAGCAATGAAAAATGGAGAAACGGCATTTTTGCGATTCAATTGCGAACAAGAGGGCTCCAAAAAATGGGAGTTAAGCATAGGGCATGACTTGTACTTGTTTAAGACGCAATTAGAAGCAATGATTCATTTAGCGACAGTCAATCCTATGCCTCATGTCCAGATTTTTGTTGCGCCGCATCACTATTGGGAATTGATCATTGACGACATTTTGCGCGCCAATGGTCAAGCCCATGACGAAACGTCAGCAATTGATGCTGCAACATTGGCGCATCGTAACCTGCCTCCTATGCCGCTAGACATGATGCTAGCTGACAAATTCGATCAATCCTAATCACACCAACCAACCAAGGAAACCCATGAAGCACAACAAAATAGCAACGGCTGTAAAAATCAGCATCACAAGTAAGCTAGATGGCATTCGATCATGGTCACTGCAAGCCCTAGACACTTGCCCAGGTAGCATTGAATCTCCCGGTGTCTTGGTGGATGCCTGCAAGGGCTGTTACGCTACCACAGGCAATTATGTATTCGCTAACGTAAAAGCCCCCAGAGAGCATAACCGCATAGATTGGCAGCGTATGGAATGGTGCGACGACATGGTTGCAGAATTGGAGCGGGATTGTTATTTTCGGTGGTTTGATTCTGGGGATATGTACTCTCTCGGGTTAGCAGAAAAAATGCTAGAAGTGATGCAGCGTACACCTTGGGTTAAACACTGGTTACCAACCAGGATGCACAAATTCCCCAAATTCGCACTTGTACTACGTGCCATGTCGCAGCTTAATAATGTAATGGTGCGCCCGTCCAGTGATTCAATTGTTGGTGAATTTATCTCTGGTTTACATGGTTCTGTGATTGTCCCTGATTCTAGGGTTAATCCTGACATGGTCACATTGTGCAGAGCATATGAGCATGAGGGTAAGTGCAACGGTTGCAGGGCTTGCTATGACAAATCCGTGCCAGTTATCGCATACCCCGCTCACGGCGCAAAGATAGGTAAGATTATCAGAATCAAGCTTGCCTAATGCACTCTCTAAGCCCATTATGTGGGCTTGGGGGTTTGCATTGTGCAGACTAATTAACTATTGGAGAATAGAAAATGACAGATTATAAATTAGGATATTGGCATGGCTATAACGATAATGGAGGTATTGGGGTTAATAAATATCCAAATAATCCCAATTATTCGGAAGGTTTCAAAGATGGGGATTATGCTCGGGTTAATATGCCAGTTTACCGTGAGCCCGAATACTTGGGTTCAAATGATACAACACCAGATTAATTAACTACTGGAGAATAGAAAATGAAATTAATACCCCGAGAAACCCTACGCGCAGCCCTACGCGCCAAATATGGTGCAGGCCAATACCGCATCACTCAAAATGATGAGGTGCATATTTACGGGCTTATGCCCAATGCTAGGATTGTGGGCTGGTGGTTGATGGGAGACATTCTCACGGCTGAATTGTGGATGGGATTACATGATGAGGTGACAGCATGATTGACTATGACGATGACCTAGCGGCTTACATGGCAGACGATGGCCCAGGCGAGTACGATCCAGGCATATGCCCTGCCTGCTCAGGTTCTGGTGAGGGTGAATTTGATGGGACTACGTGTCCTGTTTGTAAGGGGTTAGGAGAATGAACGAAACCATCTGGGACTACCTGCTAGCCCTCACCATTGCCACCTGCCTTGCCCTTGCCCTTGTTAACTGGTGGTCAAATTGATCCTACTCGCAGCCCTGCTTGCTACATTGGTGGCAGTGTTGCTAAACCTGTAACTACTCCGTCCAACCAAGCCCGATTAGCCCTCGGGCTTTTTTACGTCCAAAATCTGCCGCTTGGCATCCTCAAAGCCATGCCCCACGATAACCCGGTGGCCTATGCTCTCCAAGTAGGCAATCCAGTCCCTTTGCACTGGTGACACCACGCCCCCTGTCTCACGCTTCATCTCAACCCATAAAAGCCACTCAGGGACGCATAGATCAGGCACTCCAGGGGTTACACCCTCGGCCTTCAGCGCAGCCCCTTGGCTGGCCCCACGATGGCCCCCGTTCGGTATTGCAAAGACCCTCACGCCAAGGTAAGTTCTGCGAAACCAGGACACAAGCCTAACCTGCTGTAAATGTTCAGACTCCATACTAAAAGGGAACCTCCCACTCCCACAGGGCGCAGCCCCCAGGCTCATTGGCAAACTCTACGGGCGGGGTATCGTTGTACTCAGCGCAGACACCATCGGGCCTGTAATGGTCGCACGTCGTGCAGACTTGTGGCACTGGTTCCTCTC